GATGTAAGACTATCAGCAGTTACTACTTCGTTTGCGAATGTAGACTTACCACTACCTGGTAATCCCATAAGCATTGTAAATACTGGCTTATCAGTATATATTGAGAAATCATGCTTCATATATTTTTACTTCCTTTCTTTATCTTATGTATATATTATAGCATAAAATTTTAAAAAAGTAAAGAGAAAAGGAGGAATCACGTAGGTAATTCCTCCAAAATAAAATCATATTAAATTACTTGGCTACCCAAGCCCATGATTCATCATCAGAGCTCGGACTGGTCTACGCTGGGAGACTGTTCGTCTTCATAAAGAGCCTGTGTGATAATCTGAATTTCTAATGAAAGTCTGCTCTTTTCTGTCTGTAAAAGGTCTGTAGGGTTCTTTGGTGTAACACTGAGTTCTTCAAGGTCAACATCGAAATATTCAGATGTTGGAGGAACCGCTTCGTTAGCACAGATTACTTCTGCGTATGTACCATCTACAACTTCCTTTTCAGCGTTTGTAATTCTATCTGTACCGAACTGATAGCTTTCGCCGCCAATTGTAAGAATAGCTACTTCATTCTTCTGCTCGAACTTTGTGATTAAAGTCTGAACAAGTTCAAGTCTCTTGATGTCTGCCTGAAGCTTCTTAAGTCTTGCATCAGTCTTACTTGGCTTTGGTGGGAAGTAAGGTGGTGGAGGACATGGAGGAACTGGAGGCTGTGGAATATAGCCTGGAATGAAAGGTGTTGGTACAGGTCCTGGTCCTACTGGTGGGTAGAATGGATATACCGGCACTGGATATGGCGGTCTTACAGGTGGCATTGGTGGTGTTGATGGACATGGGAGAATAGTTGGCTTTACTGGCCAAGCGTAATCATATCCGTCAATTCCTGTTCTTTTTTCTGTCATATATTTTCACCTCTTTAAAAGAAAATAGCAGAGGGCTAGTCCCTCTACTATTATTGGTAGAAAATATGAAAAAGAATCTAATTATGAGCCGCCCACTGTGGAATTATATCCCCATTCATTTGACTTGTAGAAGCTAATGAATTCCTTTTCCTTTGTGTTAAGGTCTTCTGGCTCACAGTGCGCCAAAACCTCAAAGGTAAAATTTTCCACTCCGTCTTCCCACATTGCCGCATAGAGTTTGTTTTTGGTAGATGGTTCTACCTTAAGCCCTCTCTTTACGTGCTGGAGAAAACGAGTTTTAAATTCCTACTTGGTTTGGCCGATGTAACATTTGCCATTTTCAAGATTGGTGATTTTATAGATACCTATACCGGTGTCTTCACCAATGATACGTCCCATGAGTTCATTGAATGGACGCTTGTAGTATTGTTCGTAGATAAGTTTGTATAAGGCAGTTGGGTCATGTAAGTCTGCCGCCATTTTACGAAGTTTAAGAACATCTTCTTTTTCGTCGTCAGTAAGGACAATACGATAGAAGTTTTCCTGTTCTTTAATTTCTTCGGCGCGTTTATACTGCTCTATGATTTCTTTTTGCTTGGCTTCTTGCGCCGCAAGTTCTTTTTGAAGAACATCTTTTTTCGCCGCGATTTCATCAGAGAATGTTACAAACTCTGATTGTATTTGTTCTTGTATGGCAAGATATTCTTCTTTTAACCGATTAAGTTTTTCGGTATTTTCTGTTGCCACTAAGACTGACCGCTAAGAAAGCTCTTCCGTTATTTCTTTTATACGAGCGTCTTTATTAGCAATTGCTGTGTTTAGTTCTTCTTCTAAAAGCTCTAATTCTCGACCAATCTAAAGTCTTCGAGCTTCATAATCCTCTGTTAGTTTTCTTATGTGTTCAGCAACCCTATCGTCGATTAGTTTGTTTTTCTCGGCAACTATGTTGTCGGAAATCTAAGCTATTAAATTCTATGCATAGGCTGTTTCTATAATAGTTTCCTTACTTTTGGTTTCTTTATTGTGAAAAAAACAATAACCAAGTATTACCGCTGCCGCGAAAATAGCACCAATTATGAATCCCACTTTATATCACCCCACTCAGGTTCTTTAACTTCACTATGGGTTTCAATGGTGTCCGGCATACTTTCAAAAGCCTTCATGTTATTGTAAACATTCAATACATCGTCTGCGGCTATAGGACTAAAGCCAAAAGTATCTGCATCTGGGATAAGGTAATTTTCAGCATCGCCGATGTTATGATTGGTACTTGTTACAAAAAGAGCGCAGTCTTCTGTTGTATGTACGCTGTCATCTGCTAATACATAAAATACAAGTTCACCATTTGGGAGCTCATTGAACATTGGTGTATTCCAACAGTATTTAAAGCCAATTTCCTTCCATTCGTCCTTGGTAAACATTTTGTTGATGTTGTAGTCATATAAAAGCTTTTCGCCATTAAGTTGGCTGATTATGCCTTTCATTTCATCGAAACTGCCTACACCTACTGGCCCCATGACCATGACAATATCATCTTCACTTACCACTTTATTCCAATCTTTGACGATGCTGGTTTTACTATCGTCACCATTCTTAAATAAATTAAGATTTGCTATAACATATGTTTTATTCATTACCAAACTCCTCCGTTATATCATGCCAAATATCCAACTCATTTAATTCTATAAATAAAATAAAAGTATCTTTACCTTTATTTATAGCAATAAAATAATTTACATTATCCAAAGGTTCTTCCATAAGATGGGCATAACAATTTACACCATATTCATTATGATAATGTTCATAAATAATATCCTCCAACTCGTCCGCCCAATCTCTAGTTACTTCACCCTCTGTTCTATCAAAGGCTAAACTAATTAACTCCAGAGCATCACTAAAACATTGCCCTTCATCGGTCATAGCAAATCTTACATCACTATTTCTACTTATCCTAAAAATTTGCGCTGATACCACTGGAGCGCCAAGGCATATAACTTTACTCCTAACATAACTCATAGCTTCATGAATTAAAATAGACAAGTCTTCCTTATCCCCTTTGTATGCCTTGTTATAGCGTTGATTGATTATATCAACCAACATAGTTGGCAACCACACTTCCTGTGTGTCATCTTTGTAAATCATCGTAAACATCAGAATCTCACCATGCCTTCCTCTTTACGAGCTTTTTCCCACTGTTTAATCCCCTTTGGAACGCCACAAATATATAACTCTTCCTGTGCTCTTGTTGCCGCAACATAAGCCAGTCTACGTTCTTCGTCACTGTAAACTCTTACGTCCATAACAACAACCTTTGGTAAACTAAGACCTTTTGAAGAGTGCTGTGTCATTACCTTAACCTTATTAGCTGTCATATCTTCCATAGCCTGTTCATAGTGGTCTTTATCTCTCTTAACTAAGCAACATGGAATACCATTCTCCTTAAGTTTTTCCATAACGAAGTCAACTTCAAGATTTGTGCGGCAAAGAATAGACCAATTAATGTAATCTTCAGGGTCTACATCATATGCCAGATAATCCAAAATCTGGTTAAAGCCTACTGAATCGTTGATGTATGCCGACTTCTTTCCTGATACTGCCTTTGATGTTGGAAGATGATATTCAGCTATAAATCTACTGATGAATTTCTCACCAAAGTCGATAATGTTCTGTGGACTTCTGTAGTTATCAACAAGGTGGTATGTTGCAAAGTAAGCCTTGTCTGTTAATTCTTCAAAGATGAAGTTTGGATTTTTAAGTCTAAAACTATAAATCTGCTGTCTAAAATCTCCAGCATAAAAACGATTATTTGCCGGGATTTTACTAACGAATCTATATTGCTTTTCTGATGTATCCTGTACTTCATCTAAAAGCAGATGTTCAACAGGTAAGTAATAAATCATATCCGCTTCGCAAGCCTTGGTGATAATGTCGTCGAACCTTTCTTTTAATACAAGAGCGGCAACATCTATACCGGCTCTGCCGCAAATTATCGCGGCATAAGCATGAATAGTACCAACAAATACATCTTTACACTTCTCTGATAAACGTCTACGCATTTCATTTGCGGCTTCGTTGGTAAAGGTGAAAGCCACAATCTCCGATGGCTTAACACCAGTTTCCACTAAATGTTCAATTCTTTCTGTAAGAACGGCTGTCTTGCCGGAACCAGCTGGTGCAAGACAGAGTATGTTTTTATCAGTTGCATTTATAATTTTCTTCTGTGGTTCACTTAACATTAGTCTTCCTCCTTTGGTGTTAAAATAGAAGTTTTAAGACTTTCTATAAACTCTTCTTCCGTTAAGGCTTTTAATAATTTAATGTTTTCACAACGAATTTTTCCTTCAAAATTATATGGCACTGTAATACCAACAGCTTCTTCCCATGGAATTAAAACTTTCCAGACCGTTGTTATTTCGCTGCGGCGGTTTACGTAAATCCAACCTAAAGTGGCAACATTAATACCTTCACCACATTCGTCATAAGCGTTTCTGTTTGACAAGTAGGTAATTGTTGCACCTTCCTCTATCTTCCATTCCTCTGGCATTGGATAAAACTGATTAAAAACTTTATAAGCTATAATACCCTCTTCTGTTGTTTCAAAATATTTCTTTATAATATCAGATGCCTTTGGAATACATTTGAGGTCATTAAAAACAAAACCAGTTTCATTACAACTATCTATATCCACGTTATAAAAATCACAACCAACAAATTTTATATCTTGACTTCCGTACCATCTACAATTTCTAAATTTAATCCAGCTATCTTCATGGACGTTTTCTGACCTCTGAGTACATTCGTGGAAACAAGTATTTCCAAATAAAACATTAGCAAAATTAACTCTACCAATTTTTGCTTCAATAAAAATGACATCTCCAAGAGTGCTTCCATCAAAATATATTGATATTAAATCTTCTAACATTCGAGAATGATAAACGTAACCCAAATAAAACGTTACTCCTTTCATGTTCCTAAAGCTACATCTACGAAAAATACACTCTCTAAAGCTAACATGTTCTATATTTCGGAAGTCATAGCCTATAAATTCAACCTTTTCAAAAATAACCGGGCCGCCATGATATTCACCCTTGCGCATTACTTCCAAAATTTCTTTTGCTTCGCTCAAACTTGTGATTGTAAGTGGTCCGTCTGCTATTGAAAACTGAAAAACAGCTTTTTCACTTTCTGATAATTGCATACTTAAAACTCCTTTTTAAATGTTTTTCTTTTATTATACCACAAACTTTTAAAAAAGTAAATAGAAAAGGATGCCCACTTTCCAGTGAACATCCCTTCATTTTTACAGTAAAAATCTTCCCTTGTGTTTATCTTCTTATCCTTCGCAATTGAGTTGCCAATTCAATTAACTTAACACAAGTTCATTAACAAATAAACTTGATATTGATATAAATTAAATGTAACAGTTAGCTTCGATTACACCGGCATTGTAGAACGGACAGCTCCATCCGCTCCATACAAATACGTCAATTACACCGTAATCGCGGCAGCAGTCATCTACATAATAGAATCCGTTCATTTCTGAATAGCTCGGAAATTCGAGATAAACTGTTGTTCTACCATTTCTATTATATCCATATGTTTCATATAAAGTTCTGCTTGCTACAGAACCCCTGATACCATCACCATAATCACCGTATCCGATAAGTGTTCTACCTGAACCGCCGCAAACACCATCATAATATGCTGTTGCTGGGTAGTATGTTACTCTTCCGAAATAACCAAAATATGTTAAACCATCAGAACTTGGTGTTTCCTTTACAGGCGGAACGTATTCTTCAAAGCCGCTACATTCCGGACAACATTCATCACAAAGTCTTGCTACAAGTCCATCAGCCGAATCAATACGATAAGCGTCATCTTTGTTCCATCTGCAAGTATTGCGGTGGATGTAATATGTACTTGGCTTATAAACTAAATATTCTTCTACTGGCTTAACTTCTTCCGGTTCAGTTTCAGGTGTAACTGGAACTGGTTCGGTTACTGGTGCTTCTGTTTCTGGCACTATTACTACCTCGGCTTCTGTTGCCGGAGCTTCTGTTTCTGCATTAGTCGTTTCCACTGTTGTTTCTGCTGTGGTGATTGCGGCAGAAGTTGTGGAATTAGATGTTGCAACTGTTGTTACTACAGTTGTTTCAACGGTTGTTGTTACTGCTGTGCTTTCTGCGACATCTGCATAAATAGTATCTGTGTTTACTAGGTCTACTTTTGTGTTCTAGCCGCAACTTGCAACTGTGAAACACATCGCTAAACCAATAACGATGCCACATACTGGGTTTAAGTTCTTCTTATTCATAAAAAATTCCTCCTTATTTGGCGAAGTATCGCCGCTTAGGGAGATTTTACTGTAAGTTGTACTCGCAAAAAGCAAGCATCAAAGATAATGTAGAAAAAAATAGATAATGTTCAAAGTATTTCCTAAGAACATTATCTATTATAGCATAGTTTTGTAGAAAAGTAAAGGGTTTTAGTT